AGAAGATGGCGAAGAAGATGGTGAAGAACATGAAGAGCATGACGAAGCAGGCGTAGAAGATCGCGTTGAAGACCTAGAGTCACAACTTGCTGAACTCCGCGCAGAATTTGATGCACTTATGGGCGAAGAACTACAAGAACCAGAGCATGCAGATCTAGCAGATGAACTACCAGGCGAAGAAGAGCACGAGGTAGAATTTGAAGATACTGATGGCGCAGAAGAACATGCTGACCATGGTGGAATTTATGGCGACGGAACAGAGAAAGTAGTTGGTGAAGTCGTTGCAACCATGTTTGAAAAGAGCAAGAAATCAAAGCTTGAAAAAGCTCCTGAAGCAAAAGATAAGAAGAAGGACAAGAAGGTTGAAGAAGAAACTCACTTTCTAAAGAAGCACGCTGATACAGGTCAAAAGAGCCAGGCTCCGGGTTTTGCTGGAACTGGAAAGAATACACCTAAGGGTGCTGAACAAGATAAGTCAGTATTCACAAAAGCTCCTCCAAAGCCAAGTTATGGTGGCAAGCCAGATAATCTATTAGGTAGCAAGACTACCGGTGGCGAATATGGCAAATACAATGCTGGTTCTGGAAAGAACGAAACTCCTTCTGATAATGTTGATGTTAAGGGTAAGAACGATGGAACCTCAATTGAGAGTTCGTCAGAGCATACTGAAGGTAAATTTGCGGGAACAGGTAAAGGCAGCCAACATGGTAAGACAGATGTTAAGAGTCCATTAACCAAAGCTCCAAGCAAGCCTGGCGCATCACGTAAGTAATATAGAGGATTAGAAGTTATGGCTAATAAATTGTACGAGTACCTATCATTTGATAGAGCACACGTTCAGCTTCTTGAAGAGGATAATAAGACTGGTGGTAAAGATCTCTGCATGAAAGGGATCTTTATCCAAGGTGACGTAAGAAACCAAAATCAGCGTGTTTATCCTGTAAGAGAAATTGCAAGGGCTGTAAATTCAATCACAGAAAAATTAGGAAGCGGTCAATCAGTTCTTGGAGAGTTAGATCATCCAGAAGAACTTTCTATTAACCTTGATCGTGTTAGTCACCTTATTACAGAAATGTGGGTAGAAGGTGCAGACGGATACGGTAAGTTGAAGATTGTCTCAACTCCGATGGGAAATATTGTTAAAACATTATTACAATCGGGTGCAAAGTTGGGCGTTTCATCCCGTGGTTCGGGAAATGTAAATGATGACGGTGCAGTTTCAGATTTTGAAATTGTTACAGTTGATATTGTAGCACAACCAAGTGCTCCAAATGCATATCCTAGAACTATTTACGAAAGTCTATATAACATGAAGGGTGGTTCCAGAGTAATGACTACTGCAAAGGAAGCATTATATGAAGCTGCCGCTAAGAAACAACTTGTTAAAGACCTTCAGAAGTTTATTCAAGAGTTAAAAATTTAGGAGAACTCAAGATGGCAAATAAAATTGATGAGATCTTGAGTGAAAGCGTGGGACTATCAGAAGACGTTCGAAACCAGATTATTGGTTTATGGGAGTCAAAGATTTCTGAAGCTCGTGAAGAAGTTGCGGCAACACTCCGTGAGGAATTTGCTCGTAAATTCGAACATGATAAGGGAATCCTTGTTGAATCCATGGATCGTTTTTTAACAGATAAAGTTCGCGTTGAACTCGAAGAATTCGCCGAAGACAAGAGAAAACTTGTTGAAGAACGAATTGCTTATAAGAGCAAACTCGTTGAACACACAGGAATGTTAAACAAATTTATTACAGAAGCTGTAGCAAAAGAAATGAAAGAGTTTTATTCAGAAAAGAAGCAGATGAAAGAAAATTTTAAGAAGCTTGAAAATTTCTTATTGAAGCAACTTGCAGAAGAAATTCGTGAATTTCGAATTGACAAGAAGTCATTAGTTGAACAGAAAGTCAAGATGGTTACCGAAGGTAAACAAAAGCTGCAGGAAACAAAGGCACAATTTATTAAGCGTGCTGCTCAGATCATCGAGTCAAATATTGAAAAGACTCTTCGTACTGAAATTAGTCAATTCAAGGAAGACATTCGTGTTGCCCGTGAAAATGATTTTGGTCGTAAGATTTTCGAAAGCGTCGCAGCTGAATTCATGACTTCATATTTGAATGAAGGTACAGAACTTAAGAAGCTACAGAAAGTTCTTGAGGCAAAAAATGCAGAACTTGCAAAACTTAACGAATCAGTTAAGAAGAGCAAAACTGTTATGGAAGGCCTTGATGGACAATTAAAGGCAACTAAAGATCTAGTTGAAAGACAGAGAGTTATGAACGAATTACTAGCACCATTATCGAAAGATAAGAAGTCAGTAATGAAAGAATTGCTTGAATCAGTTCAGACAAAGAATTTACAGGTAGCATACAACAAGTATCTTCCTAGCGTTCTAAATGAAGCTGTTGAACGTAAACCTGGGACTGCAAAGGCTCAGTTGAACGAAGCAACATTGTCTGTACAAACAGGTAATAGAGTAGATTCTACTCAAACTGAAGAGTCAGGGGATTCTTCAGAGCTACAAAAGATTTTGTCGTTAGCCGGCATCAGAAAGTAATTTAGGAGAAATATACAATGGCAAATAAGCTATTTGAATCAAATTGGGCTGCAACAAAGACAGCTCTATTAGAAGGTCTTTCGGGAACTCGCCGTCAGTCCATGGACGTTGTGTTTGAAAACACTCGTAGATACTTGGCTGAATCGGCTACCGCAGGAGCAACACAGGCAGGTAATATTGCTGTTCTTAATAAAGTAATGCTACCCCTAATTCGACGTGTTATGCCTACAGTTATTGCAAACGAAATCATGGGTGTTCAGCCTATGACTGGTCCAGTAGGCCAAATCCACACATTGCGTGTTCGTTACGCTAATACAGCCGCTGGAGTTACAGCAGGTGAAGAAGCACTAGGTCCATTCGAAATTGCCAAGGCATATTCTGGTAATGAGAATCCAGCTGACCCAGGTGCAGCTTCAACAGCTCGTCTAGAAGGCGTACCAGGTAACAAGCTAAGCATCCAGATTCTAAAGGAAACAGTTGAAGCTAAGACTCGTAAGCTATCAGCTCGTTGGACTTTTGAAGCTGCACAGGATGCTAACGCAATTCATGGTATTGACATCGAAGCAGAAATTATGCAAGCACTAGCACAAGAAATTACAGTTGAAATTGACCAGGAAATGCTATTCAAGTTAAGCAACCTAGTCCCAGTAGCTCCAACAACATTTGACCAAGCTGCCGTATCAGGTACAGCCACATATGTTGGTGATGAAATGGCTGCATTAGCAGTTATGATTAACCAACAAGCTAACCTAATCGCTGCACGTACACGTCGTGGTGCTGGTAACTGGTGTGTAGTTTCACCAACCGCATTAACAATTCTTCAGACTGCAACTACATCATCATTTGCACGTACAACTGAAGGTACATTTGAAGCTCCAACTAACACCAAGTTTGTTGGTACTCTAAATAGCACAATGCGTGTTTATGTTAACCAGTATGCAGCAGACGGCGACCCAGTTCTAATCGGTTACAAAGGCCCAACAGAAACTGACGCAGCAGCTTACTACTGCCCATATATTCCATTGATGAGCGTTGGTCCAGTTATGGATCCACAAACGTTCGAACCAGTTGTATCGTTCATGACACGTTATGGATATCTAGAACTTACCAATACTGCTAACAGCTTCGGTAACGCAGCTGACTACCTATCAAAGGTAGGCATCAATTCAGCAACCCTTAAGTTTTATTAAGATTGTTGAATATATTTTATATATAGTAGTAGAATGTTTAAGAGAACCCCGGTTATCCCGGGGTTTTTTATTGGCTAAATAATATTATGTCTAAATATTTTTTATTTCTTTTATTTTTAATACCTTCTATGTGCTTTGCTACCAATTGGAAAGTAATCTATACAAGAGAAGAAGCAATATACATGTATGATGTAGATTCAGTTCATGTTGATTTAAATCCCGACTATATGATATTTTGGGGAAGAGTTGATCATAAATCATCCTATCTTGATAAGGCTGATCTTTTGGTAAGATTTGATTGCAAATCTAAAGATAGATATGAACTTATTGGTGGCCGCCGCCGCGGAGAGGAAACCGTAACATATCCAAATGAAGATTTAATTTACTGGAAAAATATTCATACTCTAACAGAGAAAGGAATAAGAGATGCATTAGTAGAACAAGTTTGTTCTCATAGATAATATATACAAATTATGATAAATATAAGAAATTGAAGGTATATATTTTATGGCTCAAAAAATTGTTGTCCAAGATGGTAATGTTCTCTATGCAACCAGTGATCCAACACAGAGTATTAATTTTGGAATTAATGGTTATCTTACTGTAACAGAAGAATTAACTGTTGGTACAGATGTACTATCTCCTGGGCTTATTACATCACAGCCAGGCCAGAATTTAACTGTACAGGCCGGTGCTGGTGGCAATCTAATATTAGGTCCAACCAGCAGTATAGTATTAAACAATGTTTCTTGGCCTACAGGTTCGTTAAATGTTACTCCAGGACAGTTTTTAGGTGCGTCATCTCTAAACACCTTACAATTCTATCCTTTTGTTATTGCTTTTAATGCTAGTGATAATCTAACTGTAACAGAATTAAATTCTTTGTATCCAACAGCACAACCTGGACAGTCAGTTGTAGGTCCTACTGTAATTTATGAATGTGTTAGCTCAGGAAATTGGAGATTTTTAGGAGATGGAAATTTAACAAATGGTTTAACATTCAACGCACTAGGAACAGGATCTCCCCCAGGTACCACATTTGATGGTTCTTCTGCTATAACTGTTTCATATAACACAGTAGGTGCTCCATCAACAACAGGCGCAAATGCATCTGGAACATGGGGGATTAATATTACTGGAAGTGCATCATCGGCATCTAATTTGTCCGGCGGATCACCAAATCAAATCCCTTATCAGGTATTGACGGGATCAACTTCTTATATTACTGCACCGTCATCTCCAAGTACCTTTTTACAATGGAACGGATCAACCTTTGTATGGGTAGCAAGTTCAACTACATTAACTAATAGTTTAACATTCAATAATAGTGGAAGTGGTGCAGTGTCTGGTACAGCATTTGATGGAACAGCACCAGTAACAGTTTCATATAATACAATTGGTGCTACCGTTACAACAGGTACAAATGCATCAGGTACCTGGCCTATTAGCATTACAGGAAATGCTGCAACAGCAACATTATCAACAACTGCAACAAATATCAATAATGGTTTAACTGATCAAATTCCTTATCAAACAGCACCTGGTTTAACAGGGTTTATTACTGCTCCAAGTGTAGCAGAAACATTTTTACAGTGGGATGGAACTAATTTTTCGTGGGGAACTCCGACAGGTGTGGTCACAACAGTAATGGGAAGTGGTGCTGGTATATCAGTATCTCCAACAACAGGTAATGTTGTAGTGATGAATACAGGTGTAACAAGTATTGTTGCAGGTACAAATATTTCTATATCTGGAGCAACAGGTGCAGTTACAATTAATGTTAATGGTACGGTATCCTCAGCAACTACGGCCACCACAGCAACAAATATCGCAAGTGGATTAGCAAACCAGATTCTTTATCAAACAGCACCTGGTTTAACAGGATTTATTACTGCACCATCTGTTGCAAGTACATTTCTAGAATGGAATGGAACTGCATTTGTATGGGCAGCTACCGGGGGTGGTGGGGGATCACAACCAAATACACAAATTGTGTATGGTACTGGAGCAGGTGAAAGTAGTTCTCCTAATTTTACATATGATGCAACTACTAATATTGGACAATTCTTTGTTAATACAACCGACGGAGTAACTAAACAAAGTGTAGCAACTACTCCTCCTGCATCTACTGTAATATTTGGAATGTCATCGACAGCATCGACAAGTGTGGGTGGATTCGTTAATATTGCTGCTGGAGATGGTGGATCATCAGGAAACACTGGTAAGGGCGGATCGGTACAAATTAACGCTGGTAATAGTCTTGCAACAGTTGCAGTTGGACCATTTCATGGTGATGGAGGCAGTGTTTCTTTAATTGGTGGTAATGCAAGTACAAGTGCTATAAATGGTGCTGGAGGAGAAGTCTTATTAACCGGTGGTACAGGTGGCTTTGGAACTGGTGCAGGAGGCGATGTAACAGCGACAGCAGGTGATGGAGTTGGAGCAAGTGGTGGTGCCGGCGGCAATATTAATCTTAATGCTGGTAATTATACAGGCTCAGGATCTGCTGCCGGCGGCAATATTAGCCTAACATCAGGAACCTCAACAAATGGTGCTGGTGGTAATATTTCTGTTATTGCAAATAATGCGGCAACTGCCGGAGGTGGTGGAGCAGTAACAGTAACAGCAGGTAATAGTGCTGGTGGTGGAGACAGTAGTGACGGTGGATCAATCACGGCCACGGCAGGTAATGCTACTGGCTCATCAGCTGGTAATGGCGGTTCAGTTCTTATTAATGGAGGTACTGGACCATCCAATGGAGGCGCTATTACTATTACAGGTGGTCAAGGAACAATTGCTGGTAGTACGGGTGGTGTAGTTACAGTTCAAGCTGGTGCTGGTCCTGCAGGAGCAGCGGGAGCAGCGGGAGATTTACATCTATATGCAGGTAATGCAGATTCGACAAGTGGCACATTTGGTGGTAATGTTCAAATTAATGCCGGTGTTTCTGGGCCCGGATCTGTCCCTGGAAATGTTGCACTATTAGGTGGAAGTAGCCCTGGATCAGGGAATACTCCTGGTGGAAATGTAACTGTTACAGCAGGTGTAGCAGATGGAACAGGTATACCTGGTATTTTTGCTGTTTATACAGGTGATACCTCTGTTGAACGTCTAAGAGTTGATGATGATATTCATTTACATCAGACTAGTCCACTTTCTACTTCCGCAACAAACGGATTTGTATATATTCCTGTAGTTACAGCATCGTCTCCACCAACAGGTACACCAGCTGGATTATCGGAAACGGGCGGCGCACCTATGATGATAACAGATGTTGCTGGAACTGTAAAATTATGGGTTTGGAGAAGAACTGGTCCACCAGGTTGGGTATCCGTAACTTTGATATAATTATGATAAATAGTGAAAACACCAAAATTGGGATTTCGCTATGGTTATTAAGGTAAGTCAGCTATTAGAGCATAATACCGTTATAGAGTTTGATACAGCACCTACTCTTGGTGGTCCGTTAGATACAAATAATTTTCCTATAGTCAACGGTGGAAATCCTGTAACAATTACAGGAAATGAATATCCTATAACACCGGGTGCTCCAGGACAAGTCTTAACAACAAATGGTTTAGGCTTAACATACTGGTCATCAGTTGGTTCAGGAACAGTTACATCTGTTGGTCTAGCCTCAGTTGGAACTTATGCTCCAGCACTAACAATTGCTGCATCTCCGGTAACAGGTGCAGGCACAATTACAATTACTCCAAATCTGTTTACTCCAACCACAGCAGGTATTGTACCATTATCGGGTGGTGGAACAATATTATTCTTACGTGCTGATGGTACTTGGGCTGTGCCACCCGGCGGAGGTGGTGGTGGTAATGCATCAAATATTATTGGTGGATTAGCAAATCAGATATTATTTCAGACTGCTCCAAATACAACATCCTTTATTACTGCTCCATCGTTACCAAATACATTCTTAGAGTGGAACGGATCAAGTTTTGTATGGACTGCGGGTGGAGGAGGTGGGAGTGGTACAGTTACATCAGTTGGAGTTTCAAGTACTACACTTAATTTAGGTGGAACAAATCCAGTCACAACGAGTGGTACAATTTCTGTTAATTTACCAACAGTTATTAGTTCGGGTTCATTTACCAATGCTAATATTACAATTGATATATATGGTAGAGTAATAGCTGCAAGTAATGGATCTTCTGGATCGGGAACTGTGACATCGGTGGGGCTTACAAGTAGTGCAGGTTCAATAACAATTAGCGGAAGTTCAAGTCCAATTACAACATCTGGAACATTTAATGTCGATTTACCATTATCTGGTGTTTCAGCATCAACATATGGATCTGCATCATCAGTGGGTGTTTTTACTGTTAATGCACGAGGTATTCTTACTTCGGCAACAAGTGTACCTATCAGTATTACACCAACACAGGCGGGATTGGGTAATGTTACAAATTCACTACAAGTAATTAATGCAGGTGGAGCACCAAGTATACAAGAAAATACGGGTGTACCTATTGGATCTGCTACCACAGGCGCATTATATGTTGATCAAGCTGTCACAAATGGTAAGGGAATTTATTATTATAATGGATCAACATGGATTGCATTATCAAATAATTTAAAATTATATAATGAAAACTCAACAACACCAATCCCACCAGCAGCAACCGCTACAAATTCTATAGCATTAGGTGAAGGAGCCCAGACACAGGCAGGAGCAACGGATTCGTTAGCAATTGGTTTGCAATCACTAGCAAGAATACAAGGTGGAGTTGTCCAGGCAAGCGGGAGATTTGCTTCTACCGGTGATGCACAGACAGGTAGATATCTACTAAGATCCACCACTACAAATAATGTTCCAACAGAACTTTTTATTGATGGGACAGCTGGAAGTGTTAGATTAGTGTTACCAGATGATTCTACATGGACATATAAGGTTACAATTACAGGCCATCGTACCGATGTACAAAATGGTCATGCAGGATATACAGCGGCAGGTGTTATATATAGAGCAGCAGGTGCAGGTACAACTTCCTTACAGGGAACCGTCAATAAGACGGTGTTAGCGGAGTCTAATCCAGTATGGGATATAAATATATCAGCGGACTCGGTAAACGGATCTTTAAAAATAACAGTAACAGGCGAAGCATCAAAAACAATTAGGTGGTTAGCACTTGTTGAAACTGTGGAAATAACTAATTAGGAGAAATAATAAATGGATTTTAATTTTGACACAGGTACGATATTTGATGGTATTCAATACATTGATCCAACAGTTCTCGCACCACTAAATTCAGCTCCTGCTGGAGTTTTACAAATTATCGGAACTGGTGCTATTGGTTTACCAGCAGGTTCCACAGCGCAGGAACCATCACCAGCTATCGCTGGATGGTTTCGTTATAATAGCGATAATCTTACATTAGAATATTTTAATGGAACCGTTTGGGTTACATTGTCTAATTCGTCAGGCTCAGTTAGTTCGTTTCAGACAACCCTGTCGGGATTAACACCAAGTACTCCAACTA